AAAAATTCATCTGCGTGTTTTGTTATAGTTGGATCTGCTGTAAAAAGTTTAATTAAATCTACTGCTTCTGATGGTTGATCTTGTGCTGCTGGTGCTGCTGGTTTTGCTGCATCTTCTTTTTCTGACATTGTACTCTCTATCATCAGAAGCTAAATTATTTTACTTTACGACGTGCTATTAATTTACCATTTATAGTTTCTTTGAGGTATTTTTCTTTTTTTGCATCAGGGTTTTGTATTTCTATTACTTTATCTATTTCTTTGAATTTATTCTCTTCATCTACATTTAATATTATATCTGTAGCTGCAGTATTTATCATTCTGTTAAGAGTTTCATTAATACCTTGAGGTATCCAATTATTATCATTGTGGATTTCAAAATATTTATTCTTAAAACTTCCTATTCTTACATTATGATTTTCTGGATGTTCTTTATTAAAATAGATTTTTTCTATCATTTCTATTAAACCATAATAACCATTCTTATAGCAATCTAATAAGAATGCATTTGTTATATATTCTTTGTTTTCATCTCCAAAGTTTCTAATTTCTATAATAATTTGATTAGTATTGTTATTTATAATTTGGTTATTTATAATTTGGTTATTAGTATTGTTGTTTATAATCTGGTTAGTATTGTTATTTATAATTTGGTTATTTATATTCACATTCTCTAAAATTAATTCTGAAGAAGTCTTGAATTTACAACTTTTTTGATGTCTATATTTTGCTTGAGGTAATGTAAATATTTCTTTACACTTTATACATTCTAGTTTATTTATTTTACCTTTACAAACTTTAATATGATTATTATAATTTCTATTATTTGATAAAATTTTTTCACATTTTTCGCATTGGTTCTTGTCTAATGTTTTTTCGCAATTTGGGTTGTTTTTTTCGCAATTTGGGTTGTTTTTTGCGCAAGTTGGGTTGTTTTTTGCGCAAGTTGGGTTGTTTTTTGCGCACGTTGGGTTGTTTTTTGCGCACATTTGATCACTTTTTTCGCTTTTTTCTACATGTTTTCTGTTAAAATGACGACGAGTATTGGATGCCCAATTAGAACTGAACTCGCACTGGGAGCATTTATGAAACATCTTACTATTACAATGGGAAGATAATAAAACTTTAAGTGGATTTTTATATTGAAATCGATCCGGATCGATCCGGATCGACGGAGGGGGGGGGCAAAAAATCTTGAGCCCCCAAAATCCTTGAAAAAAACCAAAAATAAATTTTCAGTTCTGATAAGGATTTGCGATTGCGTATCTAAACGCCTTATCAGAACTGAAATTCAAAAAATGGCAAAAAGTAAAGTAAATTTTACATTTTTTAATGTTTTTGGTAAAGCCAAATTAATAAAAATAAGAGATTTGTTACCAGGATTTTATGGTATTTATGGGTTTTTCGGGGGTTATCCTGACACTTAGATAGACTTGAGTAACCAGATTACAATGACGATTGTTACTGGATATGCTAAGCGAACTAGGAATTCTTGAGTATCTGTCAAGAAAGATTGGCCAAAGAAATTGGATAAATAATGGGTTATCATATGATCCAATGAGAATGCTAAGACAATTATTAGGGCAAGAATAATTACTTTAGCCACTTCCATTTTTTTAGCTCCTACGCGATCCCAGAATCCATCAGCATGTACCATTTTAGTTTTTGGTTTCTTAGTACTTGTCGTGGATTCTGCAGTATCATTGTAGTAATCATTTTGAGTATACATTTTATCAGATTTAGGAACAGTCAATTCAGGCATAGGTGGTGGTGGTGCTTGAACTGGTGGCATTTTCTGCGGATTTTCATATCCTCCTCCAGTATCACCATTTAAACTTCCAAAAGCTACTGATAAGTCAGTTCCTTCAAACATTTTGCTCTATATGAAACTTATATTTTTTTTGATTATAGAAGTCAGGAATGGCATTTCAAGATACGGTAAATAAAGTTGAAGAGAAAATAAATGAAATAGTCGAGAAGAAAGAAGAAGAGTTACAAAAAATAGAATATAATGACTATAATTACGTATATGTTGAAACAATAAAAATAATTAAGAATATGAAAATCTTACTATATGGCGGAACAGCTATCAATGAACTATTGCCGAAGAATTTGAAAATTTATAAAGAAAAAACACTTCCAGACATTGATGTATTTACTATAGGTGCTCTTAAAAAGGCAAATTATATTGCTGATAAACTTAAAAAACGCAATTTTAAAGCTGTTTCTGTATCCGAAGCATTTCATAAAAATACTTTTAAAGTTTTTGCAGAAGGCGTACAGCTATTAGATATATCCGAAGTAACACCAAGTGCATTTAAAAAACTTTCTAAAAACTCTAAAATTGGAAGTCTTGGAATAAGAATAGTTAATATTGAGTTTCTTCGATTAAGTCTTCATATGTTATTGGCACAATCAAATGATTCTCATAGATGGGGTAAAGTATTTAAAAGACTCATTTTATTTTACGAAAAATATCCACCAAATGCAAACTGTATCATTAAAGAGACTCCTATAAGTCATAATATGACTATTGAAAATAGTAAAAAGACTATCATTATAGAGTACATATATTTATATTTAGAAAATAGCGAATATGTTTTATTTGGTCCGAACGAAGTAAAATTTATATTAGAACAAAAGAAGAATGCATTGGATCTAAGTATATACAATATAAATCCTCAAATTTTCTTATTAGTTAATACACATAACTTACGAGGGGTTGCATTAAAAATGATAAAAAATATAAGCCATGGATCAAAAGATTTTTCAATCAGCAATATTTATAAAAATAATTATTTTATTTATGACTACATCATTATCAACTATCAGAATGTTCCATTAATTGTACTTTTTAGAGCGGAATCATGCATGACATATAATACAATTCATAATTATAGAATTGCAACTGTTAATACAATAATTAGAATGTATCTATCAATCATTTTATCAGGTGATACTAAATTTTATAAGTATACTAAAATACTTGAATGCGCAGCTAATCAATTAGCACAATATCAACAAAAATATAAGACAAGTAAAAATCAACTATTGCAGAATTTTGTAACACAATGCTACGGGGAATATGAAAGTATCCAGACCCTACGAAGAAATAGAATTTTACGATTAAAAGATGAAGTAGATAATGATGTCAAGTAAAAATTTTCTAGTCCAAAAGTAATGACAAAACGCGACCTAATCATTCTAATAATTAACTTAATTTTATTGGGTATCATTATATATCTTCTATTTAGTTCTACAAAAGAGCCTTTTGAAAACTTAGTCGCTGTAAAGTCAACAAAAGGCAAAGATGACGCAGATGACGAAATAGTAAATATTCAAATGAAAAATTCTGGAGGCTCACTACGTTCAGATTATTCTGCTGGAATCGCACTACGTTCAGATTATTCTGCTGGAGGGGCACTTGCTGGAGGCTCACTTGCTGGAGGGGCACTACGTTCAGATTCACTTGCTGGAGGGGCACTACGTTCAGATTCACTTGCTGGAGGGGCACTACGTTCAGATTCACTTGCTGGAGGCTCACTTGCTGGAGGCTCACTTGCTGAAAGCTCACTTGCTGAAGGGGCACCTGCTGAAGGGGCACTACGTTCAGATTATTCTGCTGGAGGCTCACTTGCTGGAGGGGCACTACGTTCAGATTATTCTGCTGAAGGCTCACTTGCTGAAAGCTCCATTTTAGATAATGATGACGATGATGATATTAAAGTTATTAGACCACGTAAAAGAAGATATAAGAAGAAATATAAAAAAGTAAAGGAAGAAAATGACTTTGAAAATTTTAATAATTATGAATCTGAAATGTCTCCGAGAGATAAAAATCTATTTGATGCTATTAAAAAAGGAAAACTATCTGATCAAGAGATACAACAATTAATAGATTCTGATGTTATTACTGAGAATTTAGTTGAAAAATTTTTACAAACTGCTGAATCCGGTGGCGGTGGCGGTGGTGGTGGCGGAGTTGAACATTTTAGCAATAGTCAGAAAAGACCATCAAGTTTTAATATAGGATCATATGACGGTGGATCATATGCATCTTTTTGAGAATGTAAAAATTGATTTTGATTTTGATAAAAGAATAAATATGGATATAGAGTTTCATGAGAAATACTTTGAGATTATTTTTTCAATCATAAAAAAACAAAATGAGATTTTATTGAAGAAGATAGCATTGCAAGAAAATATAGATGGAACATTGTTAAAAGAATTTATTCCTTCTAAGAAAGAATATAAGAAATGGCTGCTTAGTCATCATCATCGTCAGAATTTAGATTAAGTCTTAATAAAGCATTCGTATCTCTTCTAGCTATATTGACTGGTAAATGAAATGCTTCATTTGTTGAAAATTTAGATATTGGATGGTCTCTATTATAATCAATATCTTGATCATCTGAATCAATATCTTGATCTTCTTGTTTATATAAATAATTGATAACGTCCGGGTTATAATTTGGATTCAATATCGATGCTTTAAATTCGACATCTGGTAGTACTTCATAGTAATAGATTGCTGCAACAATTGTATGATTTAGACCTTTAAAGTCATAAAGAGATCCATCTGGTTTTTGGAATGACAATGTTAATCTAGATAATTTACCAATTGGATGAAATTCTCTAAAAGGAACTTTGTAGTCTACATTATTTTCACTATATCCTACCACACCTAAACGGAATTTTGCAAGTCCTAAACATAATTCTTGAGAATACGCTAAAGACCGATAACTACTTTGTTCAATTTCTGGACATCTTAATAACATATATTTTTCACCTATCAATGTAAATAAACCAGGTGCAATAAGTCTATGGTATTGTAATTGTGTGGATAGTATAAGAGATGCTTCAAAATGAATACCATTATTATCTAATGGCACTTTATTTGTAAAATTAATAGTAGATGCAGTATATAATTGATAAGAACTTATCATTGAAGCATCTCTAAGATTATTATCATTATAGTAAATATTTGTTATGTTTGTCGGATCATCTGAGAATCCAGTAAATACTATAGAATAGATACCAATATCAATGGATATAGGTGTAAAATTAGAAGATGAACTGTATGCACCATTTGTATAATCTACTTCGATAATACTAGAACCTAGCAATTTACTAGAATCAAATGGTGGTAATCCAGGGAATAGTGACCAGAATATTCGATTATTTGTTACTAATCCAGACGATGTAGATGCGGCTATTTGTATTTGATTGAATTGGGCCATAGCCACATTTGAAAAAGATTGGGATACCCATTGATTTCCAGATAAAGGAAGCATTCTTACGACACCTCGTGGTCCAATAAATATATCAGATTCAGATTCTGGAAAGGTGATTGTCGGATCGTCAACACTATGATATAATTGATAATTATTGTTAGTATTGTAAATATCTGGATATAGTCGGGTATCATATCTTTTTGTAGTTTGATTTGTCGTATTATTATAATAATACATTGTGGTGTCTAATTGACTTAGATTTACAGGCTTGGATGCTTCTGATAATTGCATATAAGTATTAAATCCAATAGTTTCAGCAATTGTAGAATTTTTCATATCAAATACAAAAGGATATGCAGAATAGAATTGAATAATATTAGAAATATCGGGAGGATTTGATAAAGGCGCGGCAATAATATTCACAATGCCTGCAGTTGCATCAGCATTTAGATGCATACTTAAAATAGAATTTAACATTGGAATCAGAGTTTGAATAGTATAATCTCCTGGATCAAGATATTCAACTTGATAATTCGATGGATCTATTAATGCTATATCAAAAGATGCTTTATGTATAAAAAAGCATATTTTATTGTTAGTTACATCAATATTATATAAAGTTCTAGGAACAGATGCTTCTATTACTTCAAAGCCAATAACATTTAAGAATGGTGTATCAAAATTGACAACATAGTTGTTTGCTTCAGGATATTTTAACTTGTCACGATTATTACTGTCAATCAAGAAAGTGTAATTTTGTTTTTTCCCATTTTTCTTGAGAAAATCTACATCTTCTATTGTCATGTCTTTTTCTTTAATTATATTTAGAGTTTAAATAATTTATGGCAACATATACAGATAAAGTTATATTTCTATTATTAATATTTATCATAGTAATTGTTATATTTTTCATTAAACCAGCGAGAATACCAGACTATATAGAAGCCCCATTAAAAACAAATAATTCTAGTGCTAACCCATTATCTGATACAGCTTCAAATACTCAGAGCAGCAAAGAGAGCAGCAAAGAGAGCAGCAGAGAGAGCAGCAAAGAGAGCAGCCCACAAACAAATCGCCTAGAAAGTTCAATTGGTAAAGATTTTATTGAACACTTTCAACTTGGAGGTAGTTACAAGATAAAAACATATTAAAATATATTCTAATCAGATTATAATGATTGATAGTAATTTTGTTTTGAAGATAATAACATTAATAATATTAATAATATTATCTAGTTATCTAATATATAAAATATCAAATAAAGAGCACTTTTATGATGCTATATCTGATATGAAAAATCAGTATCATCCTACATCTGAACAATATGCAACATGTAGTGCATTTTTACAAGACATGATCCAGAATAAATATTGGGCATTTGATACAAATGGTGCTGGATCTATGTCACCATGTTCTGGATTTCCACCGATTGCATTTACAGCTGCATTTCAAGTCAAAATAAATAATTCTGGTTGGGTTAAAAGATCTGGGCAAGCAGATGCATATACTTATATAACTAGTCAAATACAACCATTAGTTGTTCCAAATGTACCAACACCACCTAGTCCACCACCAGCGCCACCCGTTCCAGTTTTTAATCAATTATACGGAGACTGGTATTTTACAGATACAACTAATAATCAAATATTTATTACTATTAATTCAACTAATATCTCAGTAATTAAGAACGGGGTTTCACAAACATATAATGTAAAAACAAATATAAATGACAATGATATTAATACAGATGTAGGAAGTTCTGATCTTCAAAATTCATATCATATCTATTTACTTGCCCAACCTGGTCAACCTGGTCAACAAACAGTTGACTATTATTCATCTTCTGGAAATTTAACGACTGCACAGTTATTTCCTAAATCCCAATTAAATAGCAATATTCAATTATCTGGTGCAGTATTACAAATGGCATCTGTTACACCATATAATCCATCTAAATCATCAAATACAATAAATAAAATGCCAATTAACCCAGTAGTTATTAATAATAATCAAGGTGCGCAAAATGACAATACTGCAAGTACTAGACAATGTTCTATTTACTTTGTGAAAAATAAGAAAATAGATATATGCAATGGAACCGATCCAGAATTTAACGGTATTCCTTTATTTTCTCTACATGAAAGAACATTGAGAGATATGATATCTTCTAATAAATATACATCAACCCAAGTTGATAAAATAAATAGTGTACTTAATGCATTAGATAGAAATAATGGATATTGTAAATTACCAATATATAATTGGAGCGAACAAGTAAATTCGGTAAATGGCGGTAGTCAGACACCAACTAATTATAAAACAGCTTATAATAATTATGCTGCACTCGGTCCATTAGATTCATGGGCATATTGTTTCAAGAATGATCCTGATGGCAAACATACAGATGGTACTAATCTTCAACAATATAGCAATAGTGCAATAGTGTCGAAGCAAGATACAAATCAACAAAATACTATTGAAAAAATTGGAATTTCAACTTTCAATTTTGATATGTATAGTAATTATATATGTAATAAACCAATTGAAGATTTAACACAGACACGTACTAATGTATTTAATAATCCTGTTCCATCTTTGCCTCAGAATATTAATATTTTGGGAATTACTATAGATGGATCTAATATTATCACTGACATTCATTTATATATCTATAATTCATTAGATGGTACATTAAAACCAACTGTAGATTCAGATTCAAAATTGCAAGATTATTTATTGAAGAATAATCCATTTTTTACTATTAATGGATTAATTGCTGATCAAAATGGTATTGATCCAAATGATGGAATTCCAGCACCATCACCATCAATAAATACTAATTCTATTAATTTACCAAGTTTACAGAATCCTGGTAAGCGTTTAGCAATTGTTTCGAATTTAAATAATATGAAGAATTATTTGTTTTCTTTTGATAATCTGTGTAGCATTCCTTACAAAACAAAATTTGTTGACGAAAACAACAACTATTTGTCAAATTCTGTTCAACTACAGTTGACTGGAAATATTATTGTGAACGATTTGCCACCTTCCAGTTCATATCCATATTATGGATCAATTATGGATATTAATAACACTATTAATTATATAAATAACCAACTAACCGCTATAGATGCACAAATTGCATCAAATACAAGTAATTTAAATCCATTGATTTCATCTATGAGTAATGGAGTGGATAAATATACTTTATCGCAAAGCCAATATACTAGCTTTTTGCAAAGCCAGGATAAAGATCAATTCTTACTGAATCAATCTGCATCTTTTAAAAAGATATCACGTCCAGCATTTAATGGGTGTGCAACTAATGGCGCTGGGGGCACCAGCCCTGGGAGCAGCAGCCCTGGAAGCAGCAGCCCTGGGGGCACCAGCCCTGGAAGCAGCAGCCCTGGGACAGCTTCATTATTTGATTCGTGCACTGGAAACAATTATAATATATATATAGGCTTTTTAAATGTACCAAGTGCAAAAAATTATACTTTTAATGTGGGATCAATATCAAATGGAATTTTGCTTTTCGGAATTGATACATATGATATAAATGATTTATTGAATGCTTATTCATCTGGTGCAACTAGTAAATATATAGTTGCATATGATAGTAGTAAAGTTACTTCAAGTATCTCATTAGAAGCAAAAAAATACTTATTCGTGTTTATTCACAATTCATCAATTGGAGCAACAATTTTTGCATCTCCAGCATTTCCAATTACAGATTCTAGTATATCATGTGATGAAAATGGCCCATCTAATTCAATATACCAAGATATACCAGCTAGTTATTTCTATACAGCTGAATCGTCATATCAAGATTATAGTAAAATTAATAATGATTTAAACAATCAGGCTACTTTATTAAAATCACGTTTAAATGACTTGAATGACTATATAACAAATAATACTAATAAAATTGTTCCTTCAACTTTAATAAATAGCATAAAAAATATTTTAATTGGATCACAATTTGTCACAAATACATATCCACCAGTTTATATATCAAAAGTATATACAACAGATGATAACAATACAAGTTCTGATGTTGTCTTTTTATCATTATAAATCACCATAGATTGTCATGCGCAGCGACTTGGTGTGCGACTTGGTGTGCGACTTAGTGTGCGACTTGGTGTTTAGTTTTTGTTTTAATTTATTATAAGAATTAATTATAAAGTTTTTAAGTACTTCAGATGTATATGGTGTTTTTAATTTCAGAAAGTTTATTAAATTATTTAATAAGATTGTTTTAATTATGATATAAGAAAATGCATTTGTTTTTTCTTTCCACAAAGGGTTTTTAAAAGTCTTTTTGTGTTTTAAAAGTTTATCTGTTTGATAAATACCCCATTTTAATTCGGATGCGTATAAAATGTTAAAAGGAATACTGAGTTCGTATGATATAAATGCAAGATGATATATTTCTGCCCATAGTTCAATAATTGCTTCATTTGGATTGAAATTAGACTCCTGAGATATTTCAAACATTTCTCTAAAAGTATTTAATTCAGAAATACTCCATTGATTACCAGTATCAAATTTAGAATGATGTAATACTTCATGTAAAACTACTTTTGGAAATTCTTCTTCTTTATGAATATATATATCATTACCATTTACATATGTAAATCCTCCATTAATATTATTAAATGATATCTGAACAGAATCATTTGGGAATATTCTTTTAATACTTAAAGGAATTAACCAAATATTAAAATTAAAAGGGTTTTGAAAATTAAGATATTTATATAGAAACTCTAATCTTTTGCATAAATATATGATGCGAATATTTAGGATTTCATCTTGAGAATTATTAATTAGAAAAATAGAAAAATGCGTAGATTTAAATTTTAAAATGTAGCTACATTTTTCTAAAAAAATTTGGGCACTTTTAATTTCTTTTAGGGATTCTTGAAGCTCATGCTTTTTTTCTGGATTTAAATTTTCACTTTGAATCTCTATATCGTTTATATATGAATCATAAAATGCCCTGATTTCTTTTTCAAGCATTATGATCCTCACTATTTATCCTTGTAGAAATTAGATTTCTGTTCTTATATTAATGAATTCATCATCTAAAAAATATGATGTTTTAGGTGAAGGATCATATGGATGTGTAATAAAACCTGCATTACCATGTGATAGTAAAATAGAGGTTATTTCTGGAACTCGTAATGGAATTCGTAATGGGACTCGTAACGGGACTCGTAATGGAACTCGTAATGGGACTAGTAACGGGACTCGTAACGGGACTCGTAATGGAACTCGTAATGGGACTAGTAACGGGACTCGTAACGGGACAACCAGTAATCAGAATTTAGTATCAAAAGTTTTTGAGAAGAAGGTTAATTATAAAAAAGAGTTAGACCTTTCTAAAAAACTAGCTAAGATTGATCCTTTTGGTGAAAATTTTTTACTACCAAAGAAAGGCTGTATATTAAATAATAGTAAATTTTTGAAGATTAAAAATATATGTACTAAAAGGCATTTTAATGTTTATGAAAAAAATTATCAATTAGTTATGCCATATGGTGGTATTAATGTGAAAGAATATATTAAAAATACTAAAATAACTTTTAAAGATTTTATAAATGCTAGTAAAAGTCTTTTAGATTCTATTCAATTACTAAAAACACATAATTATTGTCATCAAGATATTAAATTTGACAATGTATTAATTGATGATAAAAAGATGATTTTAATTGATTATGGATTAATGAAAAAATTTAATACTATATATAAACCCGGAAACAATAGAAGACTTTTGAAAAACTATTATCCATATCCACCAGAATACAAGTTAGTTTTCTATTTTAATGAAAGAATGCAAATTTTTATTGAAGAGTCTTTAAATAATATAAAAGAGATTATTAAAAAAGTTGGTAATTTTATAGACTTCTTTTCAGAAGAAGAGATAATTAATAAATTAAAAGAGATGTATAATAAATATCATAAATTAGCAAAGAACAAAACTGAAATAATAAAAATAATGACAAAATATGCGGATAAGATTGATATTTATAGTACTGGTGTATTGTTTGCAATTAGTGGTAATATAATAAAATCTAAAAATAAAGACTATAAAGAACTAATTAAAAAAATGATTGAATTTGATCCAGAATATAGAATAGATTGTGATGAATGTAAAAAATTACTTAATAAATTATAGGTAACCTATGAATTCGCCGCAGCTAGATGAAACTGGAAGTCAAATAGTTGCTAATATAGCAACTGTTAGATTATGGAATGATGAAGAACAAAAGTATCTTAATATGTTATGTACAAAATACGATGAAATGGCTGAAAAGTACATGAATTTATACAGATACATGCATTCTAAACAAATAAGATATAGGTTACCGGTTATTATATTTTCTTCTTTATCAGGGATTGCTTCTTTTGGAACTACTAGTTTTCCTGTTTTTATGCAAAGATATGTTAGTATCGGTGTAGGGATTGTAAATGTTGGTATATCAATTATTCAAGCTTATGAATCTTATATCAAATTAAATGACGTAGTTATAAAATCTTACACAATTTCATGTAGTCTTAAGAAACTGAGTGATAGAATACACGTCGAATTATATATACCTGTCAACAATAGAGTATTAGATGGTGATAAATATTTAAGAAATGTATTAGAAGAGTATGAGAAAATAATGGCGGATGCACCACCATTAGAATTTGATAATACTTCAGAATTCTTTACAATGCATAAAGAATTATCAAAAGAAATCAAAGAACATTTTATGAATAAAGAAAATGTCGAAGAACTAGAAGGCAAAAAAAGATCTCTTTTAACAAGAGTCAGTTCAATTTTTAGAACAGTAGAATCAGAAGTTGCTCCACGAATTAAAAGAATCGAAGAAGAATTTAAAGAATTTGATCCAATACCAATTGAAAATAGAATTACAAAAACTGCATTACGTGAAGTGCTCAATTAATATTTTCGCACCAAGTGAAGTGCTCAATTAATATTTTCGCACAAAGTGAAGTGCTCAATTAATATTTTCGCACAAAGTGAAGTGCTCAATTAATATTTTCGCACCAAGTGAAGTGCTCAATTAATATTTTCGCACAAAGTGAAGTGCTCAATTAATATTTTCGCACCAAGTGAAGTGCTCAATTAATATGAGCTGAAATATGACATAGCTTCTTTGAGAACTTTAAGGTATTTCTTTTTAGTTGATAAAACATTTATGATTTTGTTAAAATTAAGAATAATATGATCTCTATAATCTTCTGCTATTTCTTTGTAGTTTTGCCAATAAATAATGCGTTCTAATATTTTGTTATATGAATCAATTATAAAAACTCTGTCAATAAATGCTCTATCAGTATCAGGAACCCAAGATAATTCTAATTTATTATAATATTCCCATGATTCATTAAATCTGATTTGGTCTTTATACTCTTTGTAAAGAGTCTCTGCAATATTTGATTCATTTGGCAGGCAGTTATCCCAGTTCATTAATTATATAAAAATCATAAATTTTATATGGTTTCCTCGACATGTCCTATATCAAGTAATGGTAATACTGGAGAACATTCCCATAGTTGTGTTTTAAGATATGTATGTATTTTGTATTTTATTGGAAACATATGTTTTAGTCCATACTTAGAATCTTCTGCATATTTTTTAAGATGATCTGGAAGACTTATACTTGGCAATATACATAACAATTGAACATTTGGATGTACGAATAATTTATCAATTGCATTCTTATTTAATACTTCAATATCTTTCCAAGTTTCTAAAGATGATTGAAGATAGTTAGATAAATCAAGAATAGTAGGAGAATATTCATATGGATAATAATATTGAACGTCTATCATTAATTCAGGGCGTCTTTTATAATAAGCATACGTCCAAAAAATACCTTTTATGAAACAATTGCATGCATTTATTATGATACTTGTATCATGTAATTCAGAATCAAATAGTTCTTTGTAATAGAAAGCTCGCCATTTATTGTTTTTCTCGATAAGAAGATTGGCCAATTTAGATTTATGTTCTTTTTGAATTGGATATGATTCAATACGGTCACATCCTTGATAAGGTTGCTTTGCAATATATTCCTGGTTTAGTATTGTCATGATTTTATTTTCATCTTTGTTAAGTTCAATCAGTATATTTAAGATAGCCTCTATATCTATTTTTCCTGTTTTATGATCAACTATGTTAATTGATATTTTTTTTGCAATTGATAGAATTCTTTCATGTCCTTTGTTTTTCAAAGATAATGAAGGGATATGAGGTAGGAAGTCATTGCCAAGAAGAAAACATAATACTATATATGACTCAATAATATCTTTAGAAGGATCTGAATAAGGATCTGAAAGCATTTCCGCAGTTATATCCCAGATGTAAGTTGATTGAAGTTCTTTTAGAATACTTAGACGCAATTCATGTATATTTAAGTAAATAAATTTGTCAAATTCATTATATGAACGATCATTTTCTCGCATCAAATAAATATTCTTTTTATGTGAAATAAGCGCCAACATAATTAAATCTGCATCAAGACCATGTACTACACACGTGTCTGTATCTGATAGATTTGCAATTCTTGCAAAAATTTTATGTTCGCCTTCACCCGGATCATCAGAACTATTAAAACTATATAGATATTTAGTATCGTTTTCACGAATACAATTACGAATAAATATATTTAATTCTTTTGAAAACTTAGTACCTGGACTAATACAATTACGATCCCATGGGGTGACGCTAGTTAATGGTTCACAAGCTTTAACGCTAGTTAATGGTTCACAAGCTTTAACGCTAGTTAATGGTAATGATTCACGGAAGACGGATAGATATCTTCTTTTTCTTTGCTGGTTCATTTTTGCAACTGGTGCTACACCATCCGCACAAATATGGATCATTTTGGCAGGCTTGATAATCTTGACAGATTCCACAGTAAGTTCCCATGTTTTTGCATAAATTAGATCATTTGTTTTCTCATCCACTTTGTTTGCAGCAGTATGAACAATTCCATTGAAATCTATAAAAAAATGATCGATATCAATTGAAGGCTTTGTATACAATATAACATTATCATAAGATTTTGTTATGGTGTGAAAATAATGTGGGATACCCATTACTGGATTATTATTATAATAAATCAATTTTTATGCTTATATGAATAATTTTGTAATGCTATAATATAGAAGAATAATAATGGGCGAATCTTTCTTAAGCATTTTTACTGGATCATCTCAATCACGCTATGCAGGTCTTGCAATATTTTTTGCAGTAATCGTGGTATCTTTAGTCATTTTATTTGGCAAAGATAGTATTCCATTTTCCCAGAAACTGTCATTTGTCTTATTAATATTCTTAATCAGTCTTCCGGCAATATTAATGACTCTTTTTCAATTAACTTGCTTAGTAAGAGGTGCCGGAGAAAATAACGAAAGATGGTGGTGTGGTGTTTACGCATGGATCATCAGTATAATATTAGTATTATATTGCATTTTATTAGTATTTGTAGCTATAACTGCATTGATTACTGGTGAAAAAGTTTTACAAGATATTCATGACGACGATAAACAAGAATTCCAAAGAAATACTGATACAGCTACAATGATTGTTCAAGAATATTTTGCAACTAATAAACATCCAAATCATCCAAAAGAGGCACAAGCAGAAGCAAATGATTACAGCAAGGGTATGAACATGAACCCAAATAATGAAACTCCAGAATGGATTAAAAATGAACAAGGACCATCTCAAGGAAATATACAATTAGTAGATACTCCAGTACAAAAACAAATGTATGATCAATTATTTATGCAAGAAATGAATTTAACCGGAGCCCCTCACGGCCCAGGCGTTGAACAATTCCAACAAAGAGCACATGGACCATTCGGTGGTCAAGATTTACAAGCCCCTGCTGCACAAGACCCCAACTCATTCAATGCATTAACAAATCTCGCAGCATACCCCCAAGAAACTGTCAATGAACATTTTTTCAACAAAAATATGAAATCTCGTCGTTAGGTCCGCTGGCTGACTTGCTGACTTGCTGACTTGCTGACTTGCTGGCTTGCTGGTTAGCTGGCAGCTCAACGAGTTTTTCTCTTTGATAATTTAATACTTAGAAATGTTATCACTAACAATAGTAAAATGATGATTGCAATTGTCAAATAAAGATAATTAAATTTATTTTTTGTATGTGTTTGATTACGAAACATTATATGAGGATAGTTTACAGTCCATAGTGTATGTGCATCATCTACAGACATTTGTGATTTTCCTAATTGACTATTTACTAGATTATGAAGGTCAACTGACCATTTAAATAATTCTTTATTAGTTGTTAAAAAGTTATCAATTGGTAGTTTCTTATAGTTATCAGATAAATGAACTCCACATGATTGGCAAGGAATGATTGCTGGAAGTATATCAAAAAAGGTTTTGTAGTTTTTCTTATCGGAATCGGATAGATTTGCAGGTGCAGCTAAGCATACATAATGTATAGTTGCCCACATAAAAGGTCCAAAAACTGTTGGTAATATGCCCATTCTATAATAATAATGCATATAAGAATATTAATAATTTACAAAGATAACGTTAGTATGATTACTACAAAAAAGAAGAAATCAAATAAGAAAAAAGAAGATAAAGAACCATTTGTATTTCCAATTAAAGTAGAACCAAATGAATTAGTCGATTCTAGTTTAATTGGAAATACAGCAGATGCAAAACCATTGTCGTGCAGAAATTGTGGTCAGATTGGTCATGTTCATAAAGATTGTCCTCATCCGATTACAAGCTTTGGTATAATATGCTATCGTGTAGTTCCAGATAGTAATGGTACTCTTGAATATCTAATGATTCAACGTAAAGATAGTTTGAGTTTTATGGAATTTATTAGGGGAAAATACGAAGTAGAACAAGAAGACTATATTAAAGTCTTATTAAGTGCAATGACAATATCTGAAAGAAATTTATTAATGAGCAAAGATTTTGAATATTTATGGAATTATGTTTGGTATCAGACAGCTATTCCGAAGCAAACTGTTGAATATTTGAATGCTAAAAAGAAATTTGATATAATTAAACAAAAAATGGGGACACTTTTAAATAATTCATTATCAGTTTTTGTAGATCCTGAATGGGGATTTCCAAAAGGCCGCAGAAAAATTAGAGAGGAGGACGTAGATTGTGCAATCCGGGAATTTGATGAGGAAACTGGAATTGGTGCAAAAAACATTAAGTTAGTTAAAGAGCTAACTTCATTTGAAGAGATATTTTATGGTACAAATAAAATATTATATCGTCACGTTTATTATGTTGCAACTGCAGAATATAATGAAATCTCTTTATTAGTTGATCCACATAACTATAATCAAGCGCGTGAAGTGAGAACGATCTCTTGGTTATCTTATAAAGATGCACTTAAAAAAATAAGAGACCACAATCATGAACGCAAAAATCTTTTTACAGAAGTAAATAATAAAATAAAAACCTTGTTAGAAAAAGATATAAAATGAACATGTGTTCTATTATTTAATTAAACGAATGACTATCTTTATTTTTGATACTGAGACCACTGGGTTTCCACCAAAAGACCCATATGGTTCCTCTTCATGGGATTCATGTCGTCTCGTCCAGATAGGTTGGGAAGTTTACGGAGGCAGCCAGGGAAGCAGCCAGGGAGGCAGCCAGGGAAGCAGCTTAATCAATAGAGAATCTTATATTATAAGACCAGATGACTTTGTAATTCCAGAAAAGGTATCATTGATACATGGAATATATCAAGAAGATGCACTTAAAAAAGGAGTACCATTGAGTCATGTCATCGAGAGATTAAAAGAAATATTACCTACGGTTAATAAAATAGTTGCACATAATGTAGTTTTTGATAATAAAATTATTGCATCTGAGCTATATCGTGCAAAAGAAACCGAGTTATATAAATTATGGAGAAATATTGAGAAATGTTGCACAATGCTAATGGGAACACAAAAAGGAGAGAAATGGCCAAAATTAGCGGAATTATACGAAAGGTTATTTAATAAGAAACCAGAAGGTATATTACATACTGCCGATGCGGATACTAGGATATGTGCAGAGATCTATTTCAGATTGATTAGCGACGTAACATTGCAATAATTTCACTTTTTTTCATATTATTATTGCATTTACAGCCGCGCTTTTTTGCAGTTTGAATTAATTCATCTTTTGTACGATTTTCTAAAGAAATTTTTTTCTTTTTAGCACCACCTTTAGGAGGATTCTTTATATAATATTGTCTTCTAATTTCAGCTGCGTGTTCTCGATTTAATGATCTTATATATGGATTCTCGAGCCATGTACCTTTAAATACTTCAGCTTCAGGATCAGCATAAGGGCTAACAAGTCTAGTATTGTTTTTATTGTTATTATTGTTATTCTTTTTCTGACTATGAGATCCATAAGGTGAACCAAAGAGACCTTCTATTAAACGGCTACTCATATTATCTAATAATATAATATATAATTTTTTCGTCTCAAAATTATATATTATATTATATTGTGAAAATAAATGGCGGCGGCGGATCGAGTTAAACAAATGAAAGATGTCCAGGAGAAAGCTCTTGAATTATTCAAGAAAAAAAATGCTGATTATGGTGACGCATTTGCTAAATTTGGGGTGATTGGAGTTTTAGTACGTATTGAAGATAAAATTCAAAGATCCCTATCAATTACAAAAAATGGTATTAATTTAGTAAGTGATGAGAGTATTAAAGATACTCTTTTAGATTTACATAATTATGCAGCAATGGCATTAATGCTATTAGAAGAGAATAATCCGTAAAAATAATTTTCTATTATTTAAGTATACTAATTCGCGATGATGAATATTCACCTTATTTTCTACTATATCGGTATACTTTTATTAGTAATTGTTAATATAATGATAGCTGTACAAATGCCATCTGTACGTCCTTATGCTATTGTTAACTTAGTGGCAGTTGCATGCATAGCATATTACTTTATGAATAAAGAAAAGATGATTAAGTTTTAAGTCTTGATTATAGTTTTTTTTTAATTTTTTATCTTTATAATAATAAAATTTATTATTAAGGAAAGGATGATATATCCAGAAAAGTCGGATCCAGACTATGCGAAAAAACTAGTTTCAATGGAAGAATATCAGATGTACAAGATACCTCCATTAGATATTTTTGAATCCGAAGAGAATTTTTTAGATAAAACTAAAGAGTATTGCATTGGCTTTGAAAAAACGCAATATCAACATTTAATGCAGCATTATTTATCTCGACGTTCACCATATAGAAGTTTATTATTATATCATGGATTAGGTATTGGCAAGACATGTTCTGCTGTTACAATTGCAGAATCATTGCTTCTTGATCATACCCATAATGAAAAACCAAGAATAATTGTAATATCCTCGGAAGCTTTGAAAAATTCATTTATTGATAATTTAGACAATCAATGTACAGGAGATCTATATAAAACTTTAGTACATGGTGAAGTATTGGAAAAGAAAATTAAGAAAATAATTAAAAAACGTTATGCGTTTTATACATATGATGGGCTTAAAAATATAGCAAAAGACTTTGGTGTATTGAAAAATAAAGTTATAATCATTGATGAGGTTCATAATTTGAGAGATAGTGATAAAAAGAAAGATGCTGCAATTGCATTAGAAAAAATCATAGAATCTGGAGAAAACAATAGATTAGTAATGTTGACAGCAACACCTATGTATAATGATCCTGAGGAAATAATGGTTCTTTTAAAATTGCTTGTACTAAATGAAGAGCATAGAGTATTAGAAGATACGAAATTATATAATAAAGCCGGTAAATTATCTGATAGTACTCGTAAAATTTTAGAAGACTTATCTTCTAAATATATCAGTTATATTAATGGAAGTAATCCATTTACACTTGCTGCAAGACTAAGTCCAAAATTAAGTAAAGTTGAAATAATAGATAAACCATGGGCCAAAAATATTAGCGATGGAATTGTTCAAACTATTTGTGGGTCTAAGCAGAAAATAGAAAAATATGGTAATGGTATTCGTGGTGAAATTAAAATAGAAGATATGGAAAGTGATTTAGATAATAATAATAATGGGTTATCAATTGCTTCGCAATATCTTAACATAACTTATCCAAATCAAAAAAGAGGTGAAGAGGGAATAAAAGAATTGTTTAATGAAACTGATGAGATAATACCAGTACAATTTGCATATAGAGATACTAAACAAGCATTACATGGTGCGAATCTTAAAAATTGTGCTGCAAAAATAGCTAAAATTTTGGATTTCATTAAGAGTTCGGAAGGTATTGTTATTGTCTTCTCGCGGTTTGTAACAAGTGGTGCGATACCATTAGCAATTGCATTAGAACATCTCGGGTTCAATAGATATGGTGTTAGAAATCTATTGAATAGACGCAATGTATTAGAGAGTATTGATGTTGGTACACCGACTCCGTCATATTGCATAATAACTGGAAATCCAAAATACATGGGTAATATTAAAATTGAAAAGATACTTTCAACAGTTAATGGAAGTAATAATATGCATGGTGAGAAAGTTAAAGTAGTTATATTGACTCCAATTGCAAGTGAAGGTTTAAATTTCAAGAATATACGCGAGATTCACATAATGGATCCTTGGTATCATTTTAATAGAATAGATCAAGTTATAGGTCGCGGAATAAGAACATGTTCTCATATTAATTTACCTTTAGAAGAACGCAATGTTACTGTATATTTACATGCAGCAGTTAAATCTACATCTGATGATAAGTCAGCAGACATACATGCTTATAAAATAGCTGCTGAGAAACTTGATAAAACTAGAGAAA